CAGACGATAACATTTCTTTATTCACTCTTTCATGCCACAACAGCCATTCAATCAATTCTTCCATTTCCTGACCTCCTCACTTCAAGATGTGCATTTTAGGTTCTGACAAGGCTAGAGGATCAGGACGCAAACCTACAGGCGGTTCTTTGTCATAAGTGAAGCCAGTAAATGGTCTGCTGATATTCTTGCGAATTTCTTGCCATTTGTCCTCTCTACCACGTTCGTATGCATGGTTGTACCCTTGGATAATCATAGACGCAAATTCTTGTTCTTCTCGTCTTTCTTCTTCCTTGCGTTGTTCCTGCAATTTGATATGACGGCAAGCTCCTGCAAATCCAATCAGCAAGGCTCCAACGCCCATCAACTGGTTTAAAATCGGTGGTTCAAACATTTTTTAATCTCCTTTATTGTGCTAATTGACTTTGAAACCGAAGTACATCGTTCATGTCATATAAATATTTACCGCCTTTAGCATTTTGCTGGTAGCGGAATTTCCCTGCGTCTCTGAAATCTTCAATTTTCTTACGACCCCAACCTGTTTTCTCTTAGACATCTTTGATTGAAGCCCAGTTCGTACCTCTTGATACTCGTAGTTTAGCTTCAGTCATAGCTTTCACATTCAACTGGACAAGCTCTTCCAACAGTTCATTTTTGAAATCTTCTCCAAACAATTCCAAAGCCATTGGCAATTTCCTCTCTTTCGTGTTATAATTCAGTTAGTTATTTAAGTATGCGCCTGATTGCAGTCAGGTGCTTTTTTGCGTTGTTGTCAAATTGTCTTACTTTCCATAGCCCTGAGTTCAATCTCATGGCTTACTTGTCTAAATAGCTTCTCACATGCTATTTTAGCTTCTCTGTACGTTTTAGATTCGCTGATGAAGTAATCAGCAAGTTCAATAATTTTATCTTCCATTCGACCTCCTATATCAGTCTCCAGACTGATGAAATATTCTCTTAATTTGCTATAATAACTTTGACTAGGACCTCTCACCGTTTTAGTCAAAATTTCAATAGAAAGAACGAAATAATAATTATGGACCCTAACCAATTTCAAGACTTCCTTCCTCTTGTTACAGGATTTTTAGGAGGAGCTACTTCAGCCGGTGTGTTCGCTGGACCTATTCAAACATTACAAGATTGGTGGTATATCAATTACGGCCACAACATTTCTACTCAAGCAGCATTATTGCGTGCAAAGAATGAAATGGATGTTGAAAATCTGAGAAATAGTACACTTCAAGAAGTAGCAACTATCCCACCGGAGAATATCCAAGAACCACCTCTAAAAATATTGGGCCCTGCTTTGGAGGCATCTAAATATTATATTGAAGAAGAGGAGTTGCGTTCTATGTTCGCTAAAATATTAGCAAGTTCATTTGACAATCGAAAGAACTCGATTATACATCCATCTTTCGTTGAAATTATCAAGCAACTAGATGTAACAGATGCACATATTCTCCAATTTTTAAAAGAACAGAACCTCGCAACAGGAGCTCCGCTCCCTATCATGAAAGCTGTCGTAAATTCCGATAATGGTTATAAAATAATATTCCCAATCATATACTTTATAAATGGAACTGAAGGGATTAATGAATTGTCTCCATCTTTAACGAACCTAGAGCGACTAGGTCTGTTAAAAATTAATGATGATAGATATGATGCAATTGATTCAAACTATGATTTCATTAGAAACAACATCGTTGTTCAACATGTTCTTCAAAACCATCCAGAAATTAGTCTTAAGAAAATGTGTTTTTCAATCACTCCCCTAGGGAAGAATTTTTTGGAAGTTTGCTTATGATATCTTCAGCAAATTTCTTAACGCTTGATGTTTCGAAATCCATATATTTTTTGTACAGTTCATTTACTTTATAAATGTGGTAATGCATCATAGTATATGTCACAATTAAAGATGTCAGAACTGATATAATAAATGCTTCCATGAACTCTCCTTTCTAGTTTTCTACTAATTCAGGGTCTACCTTTACAAAGGTGGATTCTTTTTTTCCGCTATACGGATATCGTTTTGGTCTCATTTTCTTCCTCCTACGCTTGGCTAAATGCGTTCATTTCCATGATCTTCATCTTAGTATTAGTGCTTGGCTCCCAGGTCATCCAGTAGGCCAATGCGACTTCTGCGAACTTTTTCGGTAGCAGGTCATAGCGACTAATATTAAAGTGGTCTTTAAAATCAATCTCAGCTTGTCTAAAGACTGACTGAGCGAAAGTCTTATCCGCATAAGCTGGACTATCAATACCACCAAGGCAAGCTACGACCCGAGCCTTGCGCTTCTTCAGTAGCGACTGAGCATAGCTCGGATGAATCGGTTGCTCACTCTTGAGGTAGTCGATATCTTCCAGCATGGTCGCCTGTTGCTCACGCAATTTCTTTTGTCCAGTAAATAAAGCAATAAAGGCATCCTCGTCCAAATCCTCACGAATAAATCCGCCCTGCTTGCGAATAGCTGGCAAGACCTCTGAAGTCACCCAGCGCTTGAACTCTTTTGCTTGAGGCAATTTGCTGGATAAAATGAGAGAGTAGAGACCAGATTCGTTAATAACGGTAACACCTCTATTTCCAAAAGTACCGTTTTGGTAGTTTTGGCGATCTTCTTCATCTACGTGACGGTTTATGTCTCGACTACCGTTTTGGTATCCTAGAATATCCGCAACATCCTTCCCGACAAACCAAGGCTCGTCATCAATTGTCAAAGCACGGACTTCCTGCCCGTGAAAATTAAAAATTTCGTTCATAAAATTCCTTTCTAAATTTGGTATAATTAAAATAAAAACACGAGGTGTATTATGGCTGATTTGTTACCTACAATCTTAACTGCGTTTGCAACAACTATGGCTACAAAGGGAGCTGAGGCTCCTGCTAACACTTTTAATGAAGCATGGAAATATGTTTTTGGTTCTCTTGATAGTTTCCTATTACGAAAAAATGAAAAACGTAAATATGATAATGAGAAGTACATTGAATCACTAACTGAGAAAGTCGAACAAATACCTGTAGAAAATATACAAGAACCTAAAATGAGTATATTAGGACCTGCATTGGAAGCATCAAAATTTTATATTGAGGAAGAAGATATACGAGAAATTTTTGCATCACTATTAGCGGCATCATTTGATTCTTCAAAAAGTTCGTTATTGCATCATTCTTTTGTTGAAATTATTAAACAGCTCAGTCCTTTAGATGCTAGGAATTTGAAGTTTATTGCTCAAAGAAAACGATGTCCTGTCGCTAAGTATTTGCTGGAATTCGAAACAGGGGGTCAGAGCCTTTTAAAACCACTAATTTTTATTCCTCATGATGGTGAAATAGAATCGTCACTTGATAACTCAATGTTTGATTTTGATAGAAATGCTTCCTCTATTACAAACCTTGAAAGATTAGGTTTGATTAAAGTTGATTTCACAACTTGGCTTTCGAAAAAAGAAAAATACACATTACTTGAAAGCAACCCTTTAGTCACAGCTTATAAAACATCGTATATCAATGCTAAAAACAACGAAAAATTCCATGTAGAAAAAGGGATTATAGATATTACACCTTTAGGTGAAGATTTCTATAATGTCTGTTTATAAAAACAATCTTTTGACCAAATTTTCAAAATGTGTTTTTAACCATTCATCTTGCTTGTCGAAAAAATCGGCAAGCCATTTTTTTATCATCTTTATTTGAATAGTCATCATCAGTATTGAAATTATTGATGATACTATGGCACTGAGTATGATTTCTCTCATATTCCTCTCCTTCAGCATCTAATTTTTATGATTAGGTGTTTTTTGTTGCATAGCACGTTTTCTGATAGCTTTCCCCAAACAATCAGCTAGGTGAATCATGTGTGGAATATTCCATCCCTTGATGGAAACAATAGCTCCTAAAGCTTCATAATAGGTTTCTGTATGTGCCAAAACATCGTCAACCATATTTTCAAAATGTTTCTCAATAATTTCTTTGATAAGATCATTATTTTGTTTCTTTTCGTTCATAGTATTCCTTTCTAAATTTGATATAATATAAATAAAACTCGGAGGTGTAACATGAAATTTGAACCAGAACTAGTAAGAGATATTTTGCTAGATATTGAAGAATTACATCAATATCCAGAACCGTTTATTTTCTCTAGTAACTCGAAGTTTAACAGAGCTAACAAGTATGAGACAAATACTATTGTTTATCACTGTAAGTTACTATCAGAAGCTGGTTTTATAAATTGGTCTCCGACCTTTGACGGTTCAAACTCTTTGTATATTGCTTTTGTTCATGGCATGACTTACCAAGGGCACCAGTTCCTTGATTCAGTTAGGAGTCCTAAAGTTTGGAGAGAAACCAAGAGTGTCGCTGAAAAAGTAGGTGTCTTTTCACTAAATTTTCTATCTCAAACAGCCTCTCAAATCATTGCTAATTTCGCCACAAACCCAGAATTATTTAAGTAGCGTATTTTGAAATGATTGCTTAACAGTTGCTTCGTGTAGCTGTTCACGAGCATCTATATAGTCAATTTGGATGAGAGATTCTGGGATTTCACCTCCCTTAGTCCCCCAAATGATTTTGATAGATTTAAGGCCGATACCCTCAGCTCGGAAATCAATTCCATTCAAAATAACGTGTGGAACACTAGAATCACTACTAATCTTGATTTCTAAATCTTGGACTGGTAATGATTTTTTTGATAAATTGCTCATCTTCCTCTCCTTTCTATTTTTCTCTCTTTCTGCTATCAGACAATCGACCATGTCTTTATTACGAGATTTACGAAAGTTTGACCTTTTTGATGCTAAGGATTTATTTCACTTTTCGTGAAGTCTGAGGTGTGAATATATCGCCCAATTCTTTACCGAAATAATGGGCGATTTTGAACATTTCACTCAGTTTAAAATCTTGTTTACCTAATTCTTTGTTACGATAGCTATTCTCGCTTTTTCCGATAACATCTGCCATTTCTTTCTGAGAAATATTCTTTTCCTTCCTCAGTTTATATAAAAGTATTTGCAAATCATAATCACCTCCTATTCATTTAAAAAAACCATTTCCAGATGAAGTACACCCAGATAAAGCCAGTTAGCGTCCAGCAAACCACATTCCAAAATTTCTTTTTGTCTTTCATGTGACAACTCCTTTTTGATATAATAATCTTATCCTGACAGAAAGGAGGATAAGAACCTATGGACAAAGAGACTCCACAATCACAAATCCCTGAAGTAAGGGGCGAGACTAGCCAAGTCAAACAACCGCCCGAATACTTCAAGAGACCGAATCCCACCACATCTAAAAATAAATAATTTTAAGATTTTTCTCGAAGTTTAGATAGACCCTGGCTTCGAGATTCTTTATTTCCAGATAGTGGTGGAGATCTTGCTCTGTTTCGATAGCATACTCAGGATGACTTTCAAAATATGGAACGACGATACAAGAAAATTCTTCCGCCTTCCCATTGATAGCCGTGAGAAATCCTTTGGCCAGTAGTTTTCCACTTAAGTCAAAGATAAAATAATGGTTCTTCTCGTCCTGAAACATCATATCTCGAACCTTGACAGGTACCAGACTACTTTTCTTTTTTCCCCTTAAATGATTGATACCACTGTATACGAGACGCAAAGCGAAGGGAAAAGTTAAGCTAAAGACCAAAGCTAAAATGACTGTAATAGCTAGACGCCATTCACGAGCAAAATCCCACTGCCCTAAAAATAGATAGATACTATAGTTGACAGAAGTCATCAGAGCGATGATATACTTTCGCTCACTAGCATCCCCATAGTCCATGGTACGGATGCGACTACTGAGCCAAAAGTTTAGATAGCCTGTTCCCCCCAGAGCCAATACAGACTCCAAAAATTCTTTCATATTCTCAATTCCTCCTTTCTATTTTTCAAGAGATATGCTATACTGTTAGTGAGCCTTGGGGCTTTCGCCCCACTCACCCCACTTCTATTTCAAGAAGTGTTTGATTAACTCAACACTGGCTGTAATCACTGTTGAGATAACCAGAGCCTTAGGACCGTCAAGCCATGGCTCTTTTTTTGTTGCCTTTTCAGGCTTTTTGCGTCTCCGCATATCTCTTTTCCTCCTGTATTTATTTGATTGATTACCTCAACCATGATTTAATTATACCTCACTTTTCGTGAAGTGTCAATAATTTTTTGGCGAAAAAACAAAAAAACTTTTCTTTCTGTGAATATTTTGTTATAATTTACTTAATAAAACACTCAGGAGAAATATATGACTGACAAAGAATTAGCTATATACATCGGAACAAAAATAAAAGAATATCGGTTACAGCGCGGATTGACGCAAAAAGAATTGGCTGTCTTGGTAGATATGGGTGATACAACTATAGCAAACTATGAAAAAGGTTTCCGTACTCCTAAAAAGAATACTTTGTTTAAAATATCCTCTGCTCTCAGCGTAACCATTGACGATTTATTTCCACCTATTCATAAAGCAGACACCCCCACAGCATCCCCAGATTTGCTCACACAGCAGATAACGGACAAGGTGGTACAATTAACCCCAGATAATAAAAAAATCGTCCTACGGACTTCTGAGGAGCTTCTGGAGAGACAAAAAGCAAACGGCGAGATGTACACAGAGCAAAACGAAGAAGAAACGAAGATAAACGAAGTATCGGAAGTCATTCAACTCTACAGTTACGACTACTACGACCACCCAGCTTCTGCGGGTACAGGCCAGTATTTGAACGATGTACGAGTGGAACGGATTGAGTTGCCAGTAGATATCGATGCCGACTTCGTCATTCCAATCAAAGGGGACTCCATGGAACCTGACTATCACGACGGCGACCTGGTATTCATTCAGACCAGCGTGGACTTAAATAACGGAGTTATCGGAGTATTCAACTACAACGGCGATGCTTATATCAAGCAGCTTGTCATTGACAAAGAACAGGCATACCTACATAGCCTAAACCCAGCGTACAAAGATATGCCAATCACACCAGAGACTGACTTTCGAATTATCGGCGAAGTCGTGGATTTGTATAGGGGATAAGATTTGGAGTGTGAATATGGCTGAATATGAAATTTTTTTACCACGGACTCTGAATAACGAATATCCTATTCTACTTGGACTCTATCAACAAATAGAGAATATTCTTCCAGTTCTAGAAGAAAAAGATAGTGTCGTTTTTAACTTTGAAAATATCCGCTGGATAAATGCTGAAATGACTGTTTTTTTAGGGATGATTTTTAGCGAAGTTAATGCTAGAGGAGCAATCGTATATGCTTTATTAGATAATCTTTCCTTAAAATCAAAGGAAATCCTTTTAAAAAATGGATTTTTAAAACATTTTGGTCTAAAATATGAGTTAGATGATACCTATAACACCACCATTCCATTTTTTAGAACAAATATAGAAAATATCGAAGAAATTGACGAATATATAGATGATGAGTTGTTAAGGCAGATTCGGACTAAAACCTCTGAGGATTTTTTAGGCGAGATCAAAGAAGCCTTGTTCGAAATCATCCATAATGTTCGAGATCATTCTCATTCAGACGCGCTCTATATGTGCGGCCAACACTACCCTCGTAAACCTATAGATAGCAAAAAGGGAACCATATCTTTTGCTATATCCGACAACGGTATTGGAATGATAGAAAATATCCAAAATAAAGGACATTCTTTTTCTAACTCAGTGGATTACTTTGAGTGGGCTTTTGATAAAGGAACATCTACAAAAGAAAATTTTGACAGCGGAGTTGGATTATACTTACTAAAGAAAAAACTTCATGGAAAAGGCGAGATTAAAATAGTATCGAATAACGGATATTATCACATCGATAAAACTGGTTATATCACCTATTTGGAGTTCCCGTTTAACATCTCTGGAACACTTGCTATCATCACTATTTTTCTTGATGATTGTCAAACCCCTTCCCTTTCTGATACAATAGATTTATCAGGACTACTAGAAGAATGGTTTATATAAAGGAGCAAACATGACAACACTAAATATCGCTAAGATTATCAATAATAAATCAGCTATCCTATCTGACACTGGAGAAATTGTTTTCCAGAAAATTAAAGAATACGTTGAAAAAGATGAACCAGTAACACTAGATTTCACAGGAATTGAAACACTGACCACAGCTTTTCTGAATCTCGCAATTGGCCAGCTTTATGACTTAAAACCAACAGATCAACTAACAAAGTTAGTAAAGATAAAAAAATCATCAGTCAGTAATTCTCATTTACAAAAGATTGGTCTCGTTCTAACTAATAGCAAAGAAAAAAGACAAGAATTAGCTGATCTGCAAGACGAGGTAATGCAGGATGGCTATTGAAAAAGATTTGAACACTTATACCTTAAGCCCAGGTGAAAGTTTTATAGTTGATACAAATGTTTGGATATATCTTTTCTCACCTTTTTCGACCAACGACTTTGGTTATCAAAATTTCTTAGACGAAGCCCAGATTAAAAATTGCAAGCTGTTCATAAACTCACAAATCATTTCAGAGTATATCAATGTTATTTGTAGAACAGCTTATGAAAATTATGTAAGAGATAATGGATTGACTAAGAATAGATTTAAATTCAAACGTGATTATCAACAAACTGAAGACTATTTGGACAATTATCAAATAGCTTGCGATAGCGTAAAATACGACCTTTTAAAGTATAGTAAGATTTTACCAATTAAACTTTGGCATATTCGCAAAAGTTTGAATGATTACCATCAAATGAAAGACTACAACGACCTTCTCTATACTAAGATGACCAAAGGGAGAATTAAAATCGTCAGTCACGATAAAGATTTTGGTAATCATCCTGAAGACATTATCTGGTTACACTATTAAAAAATCCCCACGCTCTCAAACTTTGGCGAGTCTGAGCGTGAGGATTAGCATTATAAGAAAAAACCATTCAAAAGGTCATTTTCTTATACCCATTTTATCAAGAAATGAGGTAAAAATCAATGGAAATTAAGTCCTATAAAAAGAAAAACGGAGAGACGGCTTACATGTTTAGGGCGTATCTTGGGAAAATTAACGGATATAGTCAATACGCTACTCGCCGTGGATTTGCTACTAAGGCTAAAGCAAGAGCAGCACTACTTCAACTTCAGGACGATATTGAGAGTGGGGAGCAAAGCAGGAAAGAAATCACAGTTGAGGAGATTGCAAAAAAATGGCTTAAAGATTATTCTGAGACCGTGCAAGATAGCACCTATATCAAGACATCTAGAAATTTCAAGAATCACATCTATCCAGTTTTCGGCAATAAAAAAATAGCTAGTATTACTCCTCTTCAAATGCAGGAACAGGCCAATGAATGGTCCAGAAAATTAGTCTATGGTCGTAAGTTAAAAGGATTGATGAATAATGTTTTCAAATACGCAATCAGACATGGATATATCGATACCAACCCAGTTGATAGTGTGATTACTTCGACAAGAAAGAAATCAGATGGCAAAAGCGACTTTTACAACAAGGATGAACTTCAAAAATTCTTGAAACTTGTCTCAAAAACAAAGGATCTAGAGAAAATAACTCTATTTCGTCTTCTGGCATTCACAGGGGCACGAAAAGGGGAGATTTTAGCCCTTGAATGGAATGACTGGACAGATAATACCCTGGACATAAACAAGGCCATTACGAGAGGCTTTGCAGGCGAAGAGATAGGCAACACCAAAACGGTCAGCAGTAACCGACTGATTAGTCTAGACAAGAAAACAAAAAGCATTTTGAAAAAATGGAGAAAGCAGAATCCAGATACCAAATACATTTTTGAGAATGAATTCAAAAAGCCGATTCCAAGTACCTTGCCAAGAAAATGGCTTATCAAAATTGTGGAAGGTAGCGACTTGCGTCCGATTAAAATCCACGGCTTCAGACATACACATGCCAGTCTATGTTTCGATGCTGGTATGACCTTGAAGCAAGTCCAACATCGTCTAGGGCATTCTGATTTGAAAACGACCATGAACGTTTATACCCACATAACCAAGCAAGCTAAGGACGACATCGGAGAACGCTTTGCAAATTATATTGATTTTTAAGGAGGTTCGCCTCCTTTTTGTGACTCCTTTTGTGACTCCCTTTTTTACAAAAGAATGCAAAGGAATACCAAAGACAAAAATAAAAAACGTTGATTTAACAACGTTTTACCAAGGAATGCAAAAGAATGCAAAGGAATAATGGAGCCGGTGGGAGTCGAACCCACGTCCAAACACCTGCCAACATATTTGTCTACAA